AACGACCTGAAGACTTTGTGTTTGATCCTAATTTATATGTAAGAGAGTTTGAAAGAAAAGTACAAGAATTAGATGTGGTAAAAGGTGAATTAAAGAGAGATATAATAGACTACAAAGAGTTAAAAGAACTTACACCAGATGATGTGTTAAATCTACAAGAAAAAATTAAAGATAAGCTAGAAGAAATAGAAGATAATTTAAGAGATATTATTAAGATTGGTGATGGTGTTGACGCTGAAAGAAGATCAGCCTTTGATACAGATATGTCACCAGATGAAATTAGACAATACGGTATTAAGAATAGATTACCTAAAAATGTTATCTATAAAATGTTAGAAAAATACCATTACTTAAAATTCTACAAATATTGTAAGAAGATATTAGAAGATGGTATTGTAACAGACAAAGAGATTGACGATTTAGAAATACACGAAAATATGTGGATGGAAAATGTTACAGAAGCTAGAGATAAGTCTATAGCATTTACGTTTGGTAGATTTAATCCACCAACTATCGGCCATGAAAAACTTATAAACAAAGTTAAGTCTATACCAGCAAATGATTATAGAATATATTTAAGTAGATCACAAGATAGTAAAAAGAATCCACTTGACCCTCGTAAGAAATTAAGATTTATGAAATCTATGTTTAGTAGATATGCTAGTAAGATAGAACTAAACCCTACTAATATGGTTTTAGATTTAGCTACAACTTTACATAACAAAGGCTTTACAGATATTACCATGGTTGTAGGTAGTGATAGAGTTAGAGAGTTTGAAAACATATTAAAGAAATATAATGGTGAAAGAAATAGACACGGTTTCTATAACTTCAAAAGTATTAAAGTTGCCTCTGCTGGTGAAAGAGATCCGGATGCTGATGGTGCTACAGGTATGTCAGCAAGTAAGATGAGAGCGGCTGCTGAAAGAGGAGATATAGATAGTTTTAAAAAAGGATTACCTAGAGGTATTAGTAATAGAGAAATAGAAGATTTATTCGTATCAGTTAGAACTGGTATGGGGCTAAGTAAAAAACTGGCAGCCAGTTATGGTGGTTTGGCTCATGTATCAGGTGCTAAACCAATAGCTTCACTAGAAGAATTTGAACAGAACCAAATAAGAGATTTGTATATTAGAGAAATGGTCTTTAATATCAACGATAAAATAAACTATGTCAAAGAAGATATACAAGGCATAGTAAAAAGAAGAGGTACAAACTATATTGTACTTGAAGATAATAACAACAATTTACACAAGGCCTGGATATGGGATTGTATTCCTGTGCCAGCAGATAGAGAGGTAGACGTGAGAGAATACGATACAAACGTTGACTATGGCTTTACGGCAGTTGACAGAATAGAAGAAGATTTGGATGCTCAACCACAAGATAAAGATGTTAAGAAAAAGAAAGGTACACAACCTAAAAAGTATTACAAACAATTATCTAAAGATGTAAAAGATAAGAGAGCAGACCACTTTAAGAAACAAGATACAACAAAAGGTCCTTATAAGGCAGCGCCAGGCGATAAAGGTGCTAAAACTAAACCATCAATTCATACGAAGAAGTTTAAACAAATGTATGGTGAAAACACTATGGACGAAGCATGTTGGACAGGTTATAAACAAGTAGGCTTTAAGAAAAAAGGTGGTAAACAAGTGCCTAATTGTGTACCAGAATCAATGTCAATAGAAGACGCTAAACGAGTAGAGGGTTATGTACCAGAGTCATATGAGATAGGTGCTGACTATGCTAATCACACAAAAGACATGACACCAGGTGAGAAACCAGACGCTAAGCCGGTTGACGCCAAAGAAAGAGGCAAACCAGAACAGAAAATAACTAAAGAAGATATAGAAAAATGGCAAGCTACAGATGAAACAATAGATAAATATAAGAAAAGATACGCTGAGGAGTGGAAATCTAAACTCCAAGAAGTTGTAAAAAGAATGATGGAGAAGATGTAATGGTCAGATCATTTAAACAGTATGATAATATAGATGAAGCGTGTGAAGAATGTATATTTGAACATGAGGCTGAAGGTATTACTGAAGCAGAATACCAAGGTAAGAAAGTAAAACTTAACGATCCGATTAGAGGTGGTAGTAAGAAGTTTTACGTCTATGTTAAGAATGAGGCTGGCAAAGTAATCAAAGTTTCTTTTGGTGATACTACAGGTTTAAGTATCAAAAGAGATGATCCGGCAAGAAGAAAATCTTTTAGAGCTAGGCACAATTGTGATAATCCTGGTCCTAAAACAAAAGCACGATATTGGTCTTGTTATCAATGGAGAGCAGGAGCAAAGGTAGATAACTAATGAAAAGAAACTTAAAAGAATTTAAAGTAAGTCAAAACTTGGCTGAGGCAACTGCTTCTAAAACAGACTTACAATTTATTAGAGCTAAGACGGCTAGAAACGACCACTTTGAGGCAAGAAGATATATTGCTGATAGATTATTAAACGATAAAGATTTAGCGATGGCTTATAAGTCTTTAGATATGATTCATAGTAAGTATAGTAGCATGATAGGTAATGACGCTGTACAGTTAAGAGCTAGACTAGAAAAAATGTTAAAAGATAAATTAAAACAAAAGGTCTCTAATTGGGACAAGGTACACTCGGAGTTATAAAAATGAGCAGATATAGAACAACAATGGCAGAGGCCTTACAAAAAGTTTACGAAACACCAGAAGGTTTTGCCTTAGTTTCAAAAGCAAAAGAGATTGCTAAAAAGTTTGCCAATAATATGACAAAGGCCGTGGCAGAAATAGAAAAATTAGAAAAAGGTTTGTCTAAAAATTCGTCTGTAAGGGACGCTTTACAAAAGGCTAATGAGAGTTTAGAAGAAGGTAAAATGAAAGATATTTTTACTGCTGACCAAGAAGGTAAATCAGCAGCTGAGATTGCTAAGATTATGAAATTACCATTAGCAACAGTTAAGAAAATATTAGGTGAATCTACTGAAGAAGAATTATCAGAGTTTACAAATAAAATGATACAAGATTTGAAGAAGGCTTACAGTACGTTACCAGCTAGAATATCTACTGACCAAGCAAATGCTTTAAGTCGTCATTTAGATAGACTAGATTTAGTATCTTTAAAAAAATTAACAAAAGAAAAGATACCTTTTATAACTACACTTGCTAGAAATAAAATCTACAAGAAGACAGGTAAGTTTGAAGAATTTTTAAATGAAGATGATATACCAGCAATTGATAAAGACAATGCTCCAGGTGTTAAGATTGCTAAGATCAGAGCCATGGATAAAGAAGATGGTAAAGAAAAAGATAAATCAAAAGACACTATAGCTTCTTTAAAAGATCAAATTCAAATGTTAAAAACAAAATTAGAGAATGAAAAGAACAAGGCAGTTAAACCAGAACCTAATCCTGAAACAGGTGAGGTACCTTTAACTATTGGTCTTGCTCATAAATTATTAAGAGATAAAGAAAAAAAAGAAGATGTACAAGAGGCTGATTTGTCAAAACCACAAATCAAAAAAGTACATAAGATGGCTGATGAGTTACCTAAAAAAGATTTCAAAGACCGTTATGGTAAAGAAAAAGGTGACGCTGTAAGATATGCCACAGCAACAAACATCATTAAGAAAAAAGAAGGCATAAAAGAAGATAAAGCTGATATGATGTTTAAGAAATTGTCACAAAGAGCTCAAACATATGTGAATGAGTTATTAAGAAGTGGTATGGGAACTATGGAGGCAATACAAAAAGCAAAAGATAAATTTAACGAAGGTGTAAAAGAAATGTCAACTAATGAAGAAAAAAGATTATATGTAGAAAAGATCGCTGCTCTACAAAAAAAGGCAGACAAATCAGGTATGCCTTACGGTATATTAAAAAAGGTTTACGATAGAGGAATGGCCGCTTGGAAAGGTGGGCACAGACCAGGTGCTAGTCAGCACCAATGGGCTTTCGCTAGAGTAAATTCATTTGTAACTAAATCCTCAGGAACATGGGGAGGCGCTGACAAAGATTTAGCTGCTAAAGTAAAAGGGAGTAAGTAAATGAAATACTTAAATACTAAACCAGGCAGTATAGAAGAAATAGCTGCCAAGATGCAATCATCTATAAAAGAAGATGAATACCAAAAACTATTTAAAAAAGAACTAGACAAAGCTGGTAAAGGTATCGGTTCAATGTCACCAAAAGAAAAAAAAGATTTCTTTAACAAAATAGATAAGATGTACAAAGGTAAGAATGAGGCCAAAGTTGATGAGTTAACTGCTGGTCAAAAGAAATTACCACCTGCTTTACAAAAAGCAATCAAAGACAAAGAAGATAAAAAAGAGTCTGTAGATGAAACTCATATGTCAACTACAAAGGCTATGAACAAAAGCCAAAAAGACGCTAAAGGTGAAACTGAAATTGTAAAGAGTGAAGACCTAGATAACAAAGACAAACCTAAAGTTAAAGATGTTATCGGTCAGTTAAAGAAAGCTGTTAAAGCACATGACAAACAGGCAAAAGATTTAGACAAGGCTATGAAGACAGAAGCTGATGACCATGGTAATGAGATCAACCAAAAGAAATTAGACGCTGTTAAAAAAGGTGAAAAAGAACCAATGAAATTTAAGTCTTTCAAAGAGGCTATGGATACTGTTGGTGATTCGGATGCTCAAAAGGCAAACAATCAACCTCAAATGAAAAAGTCTGGAAAAGACAAAGATATTAAGACTATCAAAGGTAGCACAGCAGCTGGTACAAAACCTACACCAGTTGATACAACTCCTGAAGTTGATTACAAAAACTAATCGTTTGTTCTCTATTTGTTCTCATATTAGCTGTTGCCAAGTATAACAGAATATGATAGTATATAGATATGGAAAACACTATGAAAGCAAGAATTTACTGTGACATGGATGGAGTCCTTTGTGACTTTGCTAAAGGTGTTGAGAAAGTAATAGGTAAATCTATATCTCAATGGTCTTATGGTAGTAAGTCTGAAAAGTGGGACAAAATCAAAGCGACACCTAAATTCTGGCATACTTTACCATGGGAAAATGGTGGTAAACAGTTGTGGTCGTTTATATCAAAGCATAAACCACATATTCTATCTGCTTACGTAGAAGAAAGTTTTGATCCAAACTGTATACCAGGCAAATCTCATTGGGCTAGAACAAACCTAGGTGTAGCACCAGGTAATATAAATCTAGTAAAACGAGTACAAAAACAAAACTACGCCAAAGTAGCTGGTCAACCAGCCATTTTAATTGACGATTATAAAAAGAATACTGATCAATTTACTGCCAAAGGTGGTATAGGTATTCATCACACTTCAACAGCCAATACAATAAGACAACTTAAAAAACTAGGCTTCTAGTCTTATAAATATCCATACTATATACTAACAATTGAGTACCTTAACTATTAACAAAGGGAGAGAATAATATGTCAAGTTGGAAAAAAACAGATGCTCACACAAGTGCCCCATTATGGGCTCTTGCTAGAGTAAACAAGGCACCAACAGCTGCTAATATGGGAGCTGCTGGTTCTGGAAAACTATTTAATAACGCTAGTGCTAACAACCTTATCACTGGTATTACAATCGGTTTATTTAACTTTAAAGATAGTGAAACACAATCTGGAAAAGTTGCTCACGCTGGTTGGAATTTAAAAGTTACTGGCTCCGGCGGACGATCAAGCAGAATACAGTTTGAAACACTGGTTGCTTTGACTTCATCAGCTGACGCTTAATAACTAAACTTTATGGGCGTCCTTCGGGGCGCCTATATACTATATGAGTAAATTGATCTAGGAAAATACCTAGAGTAGCATTCCCGAAAGGGTTAACAGGAGAAAAAAATGGCAGATAAAAAAATAACGGCATTGTCCGATTTAGGTGATTCATTAGCAGCAGCTGATCTATTTCACGTTGTAGATGATCCTTCAGGAACACCAATCAATAAAAAAGTAACAGCAGCGGATGTATTCAATAACATCCCTTCTTTTATTTCATTTAAAGATACAGCACAATCAATCACAGGTGATGGTTCAACATCAACAGCAGTTACACTAACTGAAAGTACAACTTTGGTAGACGCTACATCAGCGGCTGCTCCAGTAACTTTAGCAGCTGCTGGTACAGATGGCCAAGTTAAGATGATTTTAAACGCATCAACTTCAGGCACAAATGCTGTAACAATAACACCTACAAACTTCAAACAAGGTACTACAATTACACTTAACGCTCCAGGCGAAAGTGTTGTTTGTATGTACAAATCTTCTTTTTGGTATGTAATCGGTGGCGAAGGCTACGAAGTAGCGTAATTTAGGAGATTGTAATGGCGATTGATGAAAAAACATTATTAGAAGAAAGAAAAGTATTAGAAGATGATTTTAATGCTTTAAATGATAGAATAAAACAAGTTGAAAAAGATTTATCTACTATGAAAAGTAATTTAAATGCCGTTTACGGTGCTATTCAACAAGTTGATAAACTATTAGGTAAACTAAAACCAGCTGACAAAGAAAAAATGCCAGCTGAAAAGGAGCAAGCTTTAAATATAGCTACGAGTTAATATGAAAAGATTTAAAAACTTTATATCGGAAGATAGTGTAGAAGATTTTGAAGAAGATATTATTAAAGAAACTCCACCGAAAACTGCTGACGCTATGAAACGATATAAAGCAGGTAAGGCTGGGTTTACAGACAAAGCACATTTAAAAGCAAAAGGACTGATACCAAGATCAGATGGTAAGAAAAGGGTATCAGACAAATACAAATAAGGAAAAAGGAAAAATGAAAACTTTTAAACAACATATAAAAGAAGGCCATGGTCAAATAGGTGTTGGTGTTACTACATCAAACTCACCTGAAGACAGCTCTTTAGGTGCTCATAATATACATGACGAAGATGTACTTAAAAGAGTTAACGCTTTTGTTGGTTCTATTGCCGAAAGGGAATATTTAAAACCACAACAAGCGATAGATGAGTTGAGAGAAAAATTGAATAGAATCGGCCTAACGGTTTCACCTGTAGATTTAGAGGGTGATAAAGGTTCTATAACAGCTGAAGTGAAACAATTTGGTGGAAGATTTGGTAAAGACACTGATGGATCTGATATAAATGATGATGGTATATCTCATAAAAAAGAAGGTGGTTTAAAACTTGACGTTAAGTTTGAAACACTACAAAACGGAACATCTAAGGTCTACGCTAAATTAGTGTAGTTAATGTTCAAAGAGATAACCAAAGATAATTGGCTTTTGTATGCTCAGCATAATTATGACAACCCTACTTTGTCAAAAGAAGAGGAGTTTTATGATGACATCAAAAGATTTAAATATCTTAAAAGGTTATTTCGTAAGTATAGAGTAACAGGCAAGATAAAGGTAAGATTGGCTATCAATCATATCATTGTCTTACAAAATGTATTTGGAGTTGAAGCAGCTTGTGTCCTACTATTATTTAAAATAGATAGAACATACTGGCCATATCTAAAGTCTATACTTAATTATTTGGAATACCTATATCCACATGAGTTGGAAAATGTTAAGCCAAATAAACAAATAGAACAACTTATAAATGAGGAATTATAATGGCTAGTAGAGCAGTAGATTTATTAATAACTTATCGTATTGTAAAATTACTTGTAACACCTTTTGAAAAACAAGAGGCGTTTAAGTTTGGTATTATTGATAAAGACGGTAAAGTATTAAAGAAAAGTAAAA